CACACCATTGATTGCCCCGCCTGTTATTGCAGCATTAGCATTAACAAGCTGACCATTTGCTGTGAGTGTTCCGCTTGCGGTGATAGCGCCAGTTGTGATTGATGAAGGGGTTGTACCAAGCTCAATAACTGTAGCTGAGTTATTTTCTGTGAAAAGACGACCATCAGCTACGTTTACAGCTAACTCGCCCTGAACCAAGTCGCTGCTTGAAGGAACAGCCGACGAAGTAGAGCTATTTTTGGTGATTATGACAGTCATCACTAAACTCCTATAAGTAAAGTTGGGCAGCCCCCGAAAGGGCTACCCGCGCGTAAAATTCAAGGGAATCTTATGCGTTGACTATCAAATTGAACGCCGCATCTGGACGGTACGTTTTAACGCCGAATATATTATCAGCAGTAAAAAGTGTACCTAACCATTCTTGCTTGTACTGCGTTTGCGAACGAATGTTTTGCTGTTCAGCTAGAATAAAGGCTTCCTTATGGAACAAGGTTGCTGCTTTAAGTTCGCCGCCAGCACTATTTTCTGCCGCAGTTTCAGTAGTTGAGCAATGCGTAGAAACATAAATGTCTATACCATAAATGTTTCCAATCTTGCCGTTCTGTACGCCTCTTCCATCAACAAAGTCAGAAGAAACATAACGATCTATGCCCATCATAGTTGAACGAAGAGAAGGAGGAACAACAAAGTATCTTTCATCGAAAGGCACATCATTGTCATCCATTTTCTGAATTAAGGCTCTGAATGATGCGTCTGTAGTAACGTCTGCTGTAGTAACTGTGTCAACTGCGTAAGCAGTCAATCCAGTAGAAGCATCAGTATACCAAGAGCCAGTGCCTACCCAGTTTGCAGTTTGGTCGCCAATAGCCTTACCAAGCTCATGAAGCTCATAATCAACCTTACGCGCTAGAGCATAGCCAGCATCGTCAGTGTAAAAGCCTCTCATGTCAGCTAATGCCTGAACTTCAGCCATGTCTTCCATAAGTTTTGAATACTCAAAGTGCTTGTCTATAGAAACCTGCACTTCAGATTCAGTAGTGGCTTGAACAGTTACGGCTGTCTTAGCCGCTTTTGCATGAGCCTCGCCCCTAGTTGGAGCAGGGATATGAATGGTATCGCCTTTCTTGCCGACCATTGGGAGTCGTTTAACAAGACCAGCCATTACCAATTTTTTTTCATAGGCCGCACGAATTTCATCACTCCAAAGCTCAGGGATGAAATTGGCCTGTGTAGTAGTATCGCTAAAACCGCCTGTAGCGGGATAAGTTGAATCAGTCATTTTTTGTAATCCTCAAAAATTAATTACGAACAACACGACCCTCTTGATATGCAGCAAGGATTTCTTTCTCCTTCTCAACATACCCTCGCGGGTCTTCCTTTTTGAGTCTTCTTATGTCTGATGCCCTGTACTTCTTCTTACTCACTGGCTCTGAGCTACCTGTTGCGCTGCCTGTTGATGCGGCTCTTACAGACTCAGAACGTCTAGGTTGTTGCGGCTCGGCTGCTTGAACATTGTTACTGCGCTTCCATTCGTTAAAAATGTAGTTTGCACTTTCAATGTTTAAGTTGTGATTCGCTTCGTTAAACAACCTCATTCGTGTATTGTCTTGAGATACCCAGTCTACAAACTTCTGATCCTTTACGATTTGCACCATATCAGGATGAGCAGTCATGATTTGTTGTGCAGCGTTCTGTTGCTTTAACTGCAATAACTCTTCACGAGTTTGTTTGAGAGCAGGATGATCTTCAATAGACTGTTTAATTGCCCGTTCAGGATCACCAAAATAATCTAACTCTTCTTTTGGCTCGGCTTGCTTTTGTTCCTGAAGCTGCCCTTGTATAAAACTGTCTGCCTGTTTGTACGCATCAATCTGCTGTCTAGCATCTTTGACTTCTTGAGATTGCCTACCAATCATAGCTTCTTGATCTGAAAGCATTTTCTCTAAGTCTTCGCGTGACTTTTGAGCAAACTTAGATTCCGCTTCTGGTGGAGGAGGACTTTCTTCCTTCTTGTTTATCTCCTCAATCGGGGCGGTTTCTATTGTTTTATCTTCGGACTCCGTATTCAAAAGTTTTGCTGCCATAATTAACCTCTATAATTACAAGACCTATCGGCTACCTTGTTTGCGAAAGACTAAGAGTTAGCTACCCTTCGCTCTGCTTTTATTCTTTCCTGACGCATTTTAGCCCACTTTCTCGTAGCAGTAGGATAATCCCCACTGATCGGATCAAGCATAAAGCCACCGCAGGAAACTACTCTAGTTGAAACCTGATTGCAGATGTCACAGGGCATGGACTTAGTTTCAGACTCTACATAACTTTCAAATAAGTGTCCGTTAAGACAGCGAAAGTCATAAATCTTTTTCATCGGCCATGTTCTCAACTTGAGTTTCCAGCGAGATAAGAGAGGCAAGGATATTTAACTGACCCTTTCGGAAGTTTAAATCCTCGTTATCTTTCGTATCTCTAACTGAATTAATATTATTTTCGTTATTTGACAAATCTTCGATTAACATTTTCCAACCCTTAGTACGAAACATCTCATACATAGAGTCGATATATTTATCATTTTCATCGTCCATAACTACAGTATCATAACTCTATTTGATTGAATAGTTTAATTATTTAGCTGAATCTTCTCTCTTTCAATCCCTGCTTTATCTCTTTGAAGACCCAACTTGTCTCTCTCAAGACCTAGCTTCTGCTCGTCAACCAAAGTATCAGCAATCTTCGCCCTTCTTAGGAACTCATCTTTTTCAAGATCACCTTCTGCTCTCATTGATGTAGCAACAGCTTTAAGTCTTTCATTCTCAAGCTCAATAGGTACTGCCTTAGTCTCAACAGAAATCTTACCAGCCCTAGCCTGAGATTCTGCCGCCTGACCATTAAGCGCGTTAGTTTGAGACTGCTGAAACTGTAATTGCGCTTGTTGTGCTATTTGTGCGGCTTCTTGTGCCTCTGGATTAGGCTCTGAGGCTTGCTGTATTGCCTGAATCATCTGCTCTCTGTTCTGTAACTGCATATTGTCAACAATAGACTGAACAAGGATAGGATACATTGGGGAGTCCTGTCCCATAGTCTGAAGTAGCTGAACCAACTGCGTTACTTCGTATTCCCTAGCAATAATGCCAAGCGTAGACGTTACCTCAAAGATATAATCATTTACTGGATAGTTTTCAGGATCAAACTGCATATAACGACACGCCGCGCCTTTAACAAAAGGAATCAAAAAAGAATCCTGAAAGTTAATAAGTGTTCGCTTATGACGCTTTATGATTGCCCCAAGATTCATACTTATCCCTGCGGCTGTAGCTTCACCATTGATAGACCCTGGAACTCCTGCGGAATCTATAGCCCCAGTAGCAGTTTGAACCATTCTTTGTAAGGTTTCTGCTTGAGCAAAAGTAATCTGTCCAACCTGCCCGAAATTAAAGGGCTGCAAGACTTCTCTTGGGTCGCCGTTAGTTAAAAGTATTTTTCCTGCTCTAACCTCTGGCTTTGCTCCTCTTGGCATACGGGTTGCATCCATAGCAACCATAGGCGCGTTAGTAAGCGCCAACGCATCAATCCTAGCTCTAAGCTCTGCATCCAAAGCCTTTTGAGAATTATAGCCTTTTTCACAAACACCTCTTCCCCAAAACCTTCCAGGGACTATATCCCACGGGAAAGCAATGATAGGTCTGTCTCCCATCATGTAAGGGTTTTCTTGTGCTTTAAGTATGGTGCTTCTGTTTACAATGACAACACAGGCTTCAACGTAGTAGCTCTCTTCTATCTCAACATCTACCTCAACCTCGCCCTCTACAACTTCTTCAACACCATCTTCAACAACCGATTCAATTTCTTCTTCAAGAGATTCTATCTCAACGTCATCGGACTCATCGTTTAATAAATGTCTAGGAACAAGGCCATAGTATTTAGTAAGACGAACCTTATCCTCTGGCTCTTGGGATAAATTAGGGTCTGCATCTAGGCCGCTATCCCCATAAGTTTCTGTACCAAACTCCACATCTTTATAAATTCCCTGTTCTTGCAAGATTTTAATCGTATGAGGAGATACATACTCATCAACAGCAACACCAATAGAATCTTCAACTGTTGTGGCTATAGGGTCAATCAGGAAGTTCTGTGGCAGCACAGGGCGAAGTTTAACAACCATCCTTTCTGTTTCATTGACCCCAACCGCTTGCATCGTACCATCAGGCATAGGCTGTGTAGCGGGGGCTAACTCCATATCCACATCCATAACAACTTCAGCAATACCTGTGCCAAAGACAGCAGCGTTGATTAAACATTCGCCAACTTGCTTACGAATCTTATGTTTACGGAAGTCTTCATTAAGTTTTGCCCTAAGATACACAATATCCCTAGATTCAGGGTCGCGCATATCATCGCGTATAGTGAAGAAGTCTCCACGGCCAAAGGTTGCTTCTTCAATCTCCGCAACGCTAGATTCTACGGCCTGTTGAAGCGCAGGGCTTATTATTTGTGAGCGTTCACTAGGTCTGGTTTTATTGTCGGCATTGTAATGTCCACGCCACAAGTCATAGTATTCTTCAAACTTAGTCTCATAGTTAGAGTTATAATGCTCTCGCCACTTATCACACTTGCCTATTATCCAGCCCTCAAGAGACTCGGAGTTATAAATACTGTCATCAAATAATTTGTCCATATCAATATCCTGCTACGGAATCTAATAGTTCATGTTCATCTACTTCATACTCATACTGGTATGAAACTTTTTGAAGCTGGTCAATATATGCGAGTGAATCAATACAATCGTCATGCGTTAATGGATCGGGGAACTGAAATAGCTCATCTAGGAATACATCATTCCAAGACCCCTTGTTTAGTTTGATTGCGCCGTTTTCAAATCGACCTTGTAACGCCCACATAACACGATCTGTTTTTGATTTATTGCCGTGAGTAAGCTCTTCAACCCTGAAGTATCTGTTATATTGTCGCATTAAATCTGTTAAAGGGCTAATAACTGCCTGTTTAGCAATACCTCTTTCAATTCCCACGGAAGCTGGCTGGTAATCCCTAACAACCTGGAATATCTTTTCTGCTGTTTTATTCAAATCCCATCGGCCATGAATTATCTCTTTAACCCACCACCCATTCTCGCTTACCTTAACAACGGATATAGCTGTGTTATCAAGCCTTTTGTTTTTTGTTTTAGGTTTATTTAATTCAGCAAAGCCAGCAAGGTCAACAGCCACGTAGTATTCGCCACCCATAGGTTCTTTTTCTTCAAAAGAAACCCACTCTTCCTTAAACATTTCAGAGCCTCTTGCTTCAAATGAGGCCATAAACTCCTGTCTAAAGGCATAGGAAGACATAGACTTCTTTGCTGCGTTAATCTCTTCCTTTTCCAAAAGGTTATTATCATAGCTTGTGTAATGCCAAGACTTATAGTTATCAGCCTCTTGAGCTTGCAAATATAAATCATAAAAATGATTTCGGCCTATTGGTGTTCCAATAAACAAGCACCCACCCTTTAAGTCGGTCAATGCAGGACGCAAGATAGTCTCCCATACTTCAGGCTTCATATCGGCATATTCGTCCATTACCAGATAGAAAAGGCTTATACCCCGCATAGTCTCTGGCCTGTCAGCACCTTTAAGAGAAATAATAATGTCGTTAATCAGGGTAATCTGCATATTGTTGACATGGGAGTTCTTAATCACTTCATTTCCCAATTCCAATAAGAGAGTCCACATAATGTCACGGGCTTGTCCCTGTGTAGGGGCTACATAGAAAACATGGCCTTTAGTGGTCTGAAGGGCTTTAACAAGGAGCAAATAAGCGGCTAGGCGAGACTTTCCTGTACGTCTTCCCGCAGCAACAACTTTAAAGCGAGAATCATCGCCCCATACTTCTTGTTGCCAGTCTAGGAGATTAATATCAAGGTTCATGGTGGACGATCTTAACAGCCTTTACTTTCTTTCGGGGTTCTTTCCCAACAACTTTCCCCGTAGCAATATAGCGTTTAATCGCTTCTTCTAAAGCCTCAATTTGTTTTTTTTCTTTTTTTATCAACGACTTCTAGTAGACCTGCGAACATTAGTTACGCGCTGGCCTGTGCGGTTGGCTTGCTTTCTAGCAGCAGCCTTACCTTTAGGCGTATAAGGATAATGCTTCTTTCCAACTTTAGGCATTGTATTCTCCGTTTCTAATCATATCAGCAACATCAACAGCCCTTTGACCTACCTGCGTAGCCCATAGACTGTCCAAGAACTCATCAGCACTTTCAGCAAAATTACCATTTTCCAAATGACCCAACGCTAATTTAAACTTTTTTAAACGGGGCAAACCAAGATTAAAACACAAGTTACATAAAGCATCTTGACGAACAGGGTCTAAATTTATATAGAAATCAAAGGCTTGGGATAATTCGCCTTGTACTCTTACAACGTCATTACGCAATAACTGATAGGCTTCACCTTCAGATATTCCCATACCACCTTCGTCAATATTCCTGCCGACTCCAATATGCAGGACACCACCCGTATCTTTGTACGCATGGGACTTAAATCCTTCGTGTTTAATTAGCTGATCTAAAAGTCTTTGGCTCATGTTAATACCAATTCCGTTACTTTCCATGTACCAGTATTAATCCAATCTTTGCCTACTGTCAATTCCCGCATTTCCCTAATAGCAACCAAATCGTTTTGATTTTCCCTTACCTGCACCATTGTCAACGAACCATCAGTGTTATCAACAACTCGTATTGTTTTCAATGACCCCACCTTCGCCATAAGGCTCTACCACACCTTCAATTACCTTTTCAGAATTAATACCTTCAGAATCAATACCTTCAGCTTTAATACCACTAATACCCGAAACATTAATCTGTATCTGTGGCCTCTCACCACCCTTGTTCTTATCATAATGACTTAACGGAGCAAGCCTATCCATAATCAACTTCCAGGCCGCAGCTTGATTCTTATGCTCAGGGTCAGACGCAGCATTAACAATAGAATCTATTACCCCTTCAATACGATTGCCAGACAATAAGCGTTCTTCTAATTTCGCAATCGCAGTACGCATTCCTTTAGGACGCCCTGAGACCTTCTTAGACTCCTCTTTCCACTGTTCCCTAGTCATCAGTCTATTCGGTTTCTTAGGACGCCCACGCGGCCTCTTAGGAGCTTCTACAACCTCTTTGGTTTGTTCCATAAAATATATTCTCATTCATGTTTTTCTATCCAAAAACAGCGGAGTCTCTTCCCCAACCCAAGCACCAACTACATTAAACTCAAAAAACTCAATAGCTTCTTCATCTGTCATGTCGTCCCTTTTCATCAAAAGGTCAATACATTTTTCTTCATCGTAAACAGCAATGTCAGGCTTTCCACAACGCCTCCCCACACCTACTAAACATTCTTCAAAACCGTCAGCTAATAACATTAGAAATCATCACTCCAGTGTCCCTTTGAGACTCCCGCATATTTGCTACGCAAAATATATTCTTACAAAAAATACACTTAACCGCAATATACAGCATTCAAGGCTATCAAACGCTTTTTAAGCTGAGCTTATAAACACTTTGGTCAAAGACTTAGGATTATGTTTCACGTGAAACTATATGCCAAAACTACTATTTTGTATGGGGGTGGCTACTATATATAAATGTCGGCTGAAACCCCTGCCCCCGTCCCTAAAATAAAGCCCACCTAGAAATAGAGCGAACGTTCGATAGATTTAACTAAGAACTGGTTTAAGGTTTGGGGAGTGTTTGGGTTTAACTGGAACTGTCACAGCTCAAACCAAGTGAGCGAGAGTCGCTGTAGCAACCTATAGCCCTTATACATACCCATTATCTAAATAGAACGATTGAATATTTATAGAAATACTTTACACTGTCGTTATATTCCTATAGAGTGTTTATATCAATAACCAATTTATTAAACGAGGAGAAGTGTAATGAACGGTGATAAAAGAAACCCATATTTAGTAAGCCCAGCTTGTCGAGAAGTTATAAATAAAGGATATACCAGTTTCGATGACTGTCCTGTCTGGGCGATTTTAGAACAAGTTGAGGCTATAGTATTAAATGAAAATGTCGAAGTTGCGGCTCTTATGATTGCATCGGTTAGAGAGAGATTGCCGAATCTTTATGCTGAGGACACTGCTAAGCATAATCCAGTTATGACTAAAGAAGATTGGGAATCCTATTTGGATTAATAGCTCCCCTTATTCAATAACTATTAAGGTAATTCAATATGAAACACAAAGTATATATATATGCTCACGAAGGAACATGGATGGCCCAACATACTGATCCGCGAATAAAGGAAGCTTTCGACACTGACACTATCCCAACACCCTATAAGACTGTTTGCCCAAAGTCTGGCGACGGTTTCTCAATTGATAGCGTAGTTTACTTGATCGCTAAATCTCATCCTCAATACGAAGTTTGGGAAAAATAATATTCAATAACCAATAGGAGAATACAGTATGAGCAATAAATTAACTTTAGTCGTAAAGAAGCGTAATTCATATGGCCGAGAACTAGTTTATCCAGTCTGTGAACATGCCCATAAATTCTGTAAATTACTGGGAACCAAGACGTTCACTAAAGAACAGATCCAACAGATTAAAGGCTTAAATATCGATTTCCTATGGTGGAGCCACCTTAATCAATAACCAATTACATCAATAAACTAAAGAGAATTTAACTATGAAACTATTAGATACTGGTAGTGGTAACACTAAAATCCGCAAAAATAATCGAGATACTAAAATCAGAGTAGCGGGATTATCTCTCTATCCTAACGACTCATTATGTCCTATGCGACATATTGCACAATGTGCAAAGCCTTGTTTGGTTA